TTCATTGATGACCCAATTAAGGGCAGGGAAGAGGCCGAGTCAGCGGCTTTCCGCCGGCAGGTTCACAACTGGTGGGATTCAGTGCTGAGCGCCCGTGAGGAGCCCGGCAACGGCGTGGTGGTGGTTCACACCCGCTGGCATGAGGCCGATCTGATCGGCTACCTGTTGAGCAAGAACCTGGAACTGGAGAAGGAGGACATGGAGGACGACTGCGAGCGCTGGCACGTCGTCTCCCTGCCGATCTCTGCGGTGCCCGCCAACGACATCAAGCCCCTACCGGCCACCGTCACCCGCGAGGCCGACAGCCGCCAGCCCGGCGAGGCCCTGGACCCCGATCGTTTTGATGAGCGATGGATCAAGCGGAAGAGGGCCAACACGCCAGAGCGGGACTGGGAATCGATTTTTCAGCAGCGGCCGAGCGCCGGGAAGGGGACCGTTTTCTTCCTGGATCGGATGCGGTTCTACGGCTGCCCGGCCTGGCCCGGCAAGCCCGACGACCCCAAGCTGCCGACGCACTTCATCCGCCGGATCCTGTCGGTTGACTGCACCTTTGACGACACCGCCGGTAGCGACATGGTGGCGATGACCCTTTGGGGGCAGACAACCCAGGGCACCTGGTTGTTGGATCTGGTGAATGAGCGCTTGGACTTTCCCGCTACGGTGAGCATGATCCGCTCGATGTACACCCGGCACCGCTTCGGGGAGCTGGTGATCGAGAAGAAGGCCAACGGCGCCGCAGTGATCAAGACCCTCACGCAGGGCGCCCACGGCTATCAGGTGGTTGCCGCCGGGGTCGGTGACATGGGCGGCAAGGAATCCCGCGCCAATGCTGCCAGCGTGGAGTTCAACAACGGCAGGGTGTTCCTGCCTCGCTCTGCCCCGTGGAGCAATGTGGTCAAAGATCAGTTATTGCAATTCCCCGCAGCAACGTTCGATGACATTGTGGACAGCACAAGTCAGCTCTTGATCTATCTCTCCAGCTCTGGTCCCATCAGTTTCTCTACAGTGAGCTATGGCTATGGCGCCTAAGCATTCACTGATGCAATAATGGGACAACAAACAGGCCCAAATCCGGTGCGTTGAGCATGGCCACCACCACCCGGCGCCTCAGAGCCGCCCGCAGCGAGAAGGTCCGGCCCGACCCGTGTCCTGATCTGGACCGGCTCAAGGGGTTCCCGCCGCCTACGGCGTGGTCCGAGCAGCTGGCGGCCGACAACCTCCTTCTGGCCACCAGCATGGCCAACCGGATGGCCCGGTCCACCCGGATGCCGTTTGACGACCTCTTCCTGGTGGCCGCCAGAGGCCTGCTGAACGGCTGCCGCCGGTACAACCCCGAACGCCTCAACCCGGCCACCGACCGCCCCTATGCCCTGAGCACGTGCGTGGTGCCCTACATCCGCGGGGCCATGGCGCAGTGGTTGCGGGACAAGGGCCACAGCTCCGGGGTGAAGTTCCCCGATAAGTGGAGGGACGTGGCGCCCACGGTGCGGCGCCTCGCCGCCGACGGGGCCACCCTCTCGGCCGTGGTGGAGGCCACCGGGCTCGCGCCTGAGGAGGTGACGGCGGTTTTGGGGGCACAGGGGGCCACGCGGCTCCTTGATCCTGAGGCTCTTCATGCCAACCGTGAGCCCGACCCGTGGGATGAGATCGAGAGCTACGACGAGCTGAACGAGGTCCTGCGGATCGCAGACGAGGCCCATGCCGCTCTGCGGTGGGCGGATCGGCAGATGCTGGAAACGGCCTGGGATGCCCAGCCCCGGCGCCAGGTGGCGCGGATGCCCCATGGGCAGTTCCTGCGGCACGCCGAGGGCATTATTTGGGGCGAGCGACTGAAGCCGGCGCCAGAACAGCAGGCCCTGGCCCTGGTCGTGCCTGACGGGGTTGGAGGCCCCGAGGGCAAGGCGGGGAGGCGCATCACGGATCCGGTTGAGATCCTGCAGGTGGCGGAGCAGTTGGATTTGTTTGGTGCCTGTCACGACCCCCACGCAAGCGGGAAAACTGGGCCAGAAGGACTAGGCACCGGTGCAGCAGCAGCAGATCAGCCACCCGAGCAATAAGGGCGATCTGCCGTCGTTCCAGCACCCGAAGCTGCGGGAGGTGATGCGCGACCTCGATCTGGTCGCTGACTGCTGGGATCTGCTGCGAGGTGATGCAAAGAAGCGCCACCTGCCAAAGGAGGCCGGTGAACCCCGGCAGGCCTATGAGGCGCGGGTGGGGCGCAGCAGCTATCCGAGCTTTTTCAAGGATGGCGTGAGCGCCTTCGCGGGGGTGCTGAGCCGTTACCAGCTGCGAGGGGTGCAGCAGGGCCTCCTCGATGCAGCCCAGGATATTGACGGCGAGGGCAACAGCCTGAAGGCTTGGGGCCTCGGCACCGATGCCCTGGTGCTCCGGGATGGCGGCTGCCTGCTGATGGCCGACGCGCCGCAGGGGACACCCGAGAACAGGGCGCAGGAGCGGGCCCAAGGCCGCCGGCCCACGTTCTCAGCCGCCGAGCGCCGGAACGTTTTGAATTGGCGGACCGTCAAGCGGGGCGGACGGCGGGTGCCGATCGCCGTCACGATCCTGGAGTGGCACGAGGCTGAAGACCAGGAGTTTGGCGTCAAGTTGGAGCCCCGATACCGGGTGATGAAGGGCGGCAGCTGGCGCCTCCTGGAGATCACCGGCAACGGCGGCAAGGGGGCTTCGGCCAACCTCATCATCAAGGTGGCCACCGACGATTACGGGCGCCCGCAGGAGGGCACCTTCACCGGGCCCAGGGGCGAGGCACTGGAGAGCCCGCCGGTGGCCTGGTACGGCGTCAGCCGCGACGGCTTTGGGGAGGGCGGCCTGCCGCTGCTGAGCCTGGCGAACCTCACCCTTGACTGGTTCCGCGAATACTCCGACCTGAAGGAATTGCTGCACCGATGTGCTCTGCCGGTGGCCGTGGTGAAAGGGCGCCGGATGGCTGGGTCAAAGGGCGAGCCCCTGCCGCTGATGCTGGGGCCGAACAGCGTTGTTGAGTTCCCGAACGCCGGATCCGGGGAAGGCCTGGAGTTTGCCGAACCCTCCGGCAACAGCCTGGACAAACACCTGGCCCACCTGGAGGGGATCGAGAAGTTGATTGATCGCAGCACCCTGAGCTTCCTGTTCAGCGGCAGCGGTGAGCGCACCGCCACCCAGGCCGAGCTGGAAGGGGCCCAGCTGCAGGCCACCATCACCGCAATGGCCGAGAGCAAGAGCAGCGCATGGGAGAGCCTCTTCCAGCTTTGGGGGGCCTTCACCGGCGAGCTGCCCCAGCCCGGTGCGGGCCTTGACCTGTTGCCAGGGGTCACCGACAAGCCGGTGGACGATGCGTTGCTCACCCTCGCCGGCACGCTCTATGACAAGGGCCTGCTCATGCGCGAGACGGTCACGCACCTGGCGCAGAAGCGGGGCATGCTCCGCCCTGGTGCCGATGGCCAGAAGGAGGCCGCCGATCTGGCTGCCGAGGATGAACGGCAGCAGGCGTTGATGAACCCGCCGGCACCGGGGGCGAATGACCTCGCAGGCGACGACGTGGACGCGCAGGGGCTGCCGCTGAACTGACGGGAAAACTGCTGCAGAGACCGCAGTAGCCATGCCCAAGGGAACCCGCCGAGCGTCCTACGTGCGGGATGGCCGGGGCCGGTTCGCCTCCGCGCCAGGCGCCGGGGCCCCCAAGCGGCCACCAGCCAAGAAGGCCGGCCGCGGCACCAATCGCCTCACGCGGGACAACTCGGGCCGCATCACCGGCGTGGGCGGCAATGGCGCCACAGCACGCGGGGGACGGCTGCGCACCGGGGCGGGGAACCTCAGGGCCAGGCAAACCGATCGCCTCAAGGGGGCGCCTCAGGGGGTGCTGAGCAGGGGAGGGAAAGTGCGGGGGAAGGCAAGAGGCAAGGCGGAAACTTTTAATGAAACTCTGAAAAAAGCAAACCCCGCCGCCTACGAAAAACTGCAAAAACGAGAAGCAAAAGTAGCAAAAGCGCAACAACGCAAAGCGGCAAAGTTAGCCACTCGCAACGGCGCAAGCGCTCCTAGCGGGGACGCCGGCGCCAGGGCTCGACGGAGCGCAAGGCTGTCTGGGGTCTCTGGCCGAATCGCGGGCAGGGCCCGGCGCGTCTACGCCCAGCAGGGCGAGCGCGTGGGGGCCGGAACCCTCCCGAATCGCGGCCTGTTCGCTGCGCCCATGGGCAGGCGGTCAACCGGGACCAATGCGGCAACCAGTGGGCTGCAGCCCGGCAAGAAGGCTCGCGGCGCCCGTCCCACCGGCACCATCGTTAAGCCCCGCGGGATGAAGCCGGGGGCACTGAAAGCCTCCCGAATTGCAAGAGGCAGGGCAAATCGGGCAGTTGAACCCTTAGGAACACGGCTCAATCGCGTCTACATCCGCACCAAAGCAATCGAGGCGAGAAATGATCCGCGCACACTTCGCGGAAAAAACACAAGAAGGAACGACAAGTCCTTTGGGATTGCGCGAAAGGCGTCTAGCTTCCTGGGCAAAGGAGATAAGGCCTGGACAGATAGGGCTCGCCTCAGTACGGGTAGGCGATCGGGTGCGACTAGCGGGCTGCAGCCGGGCAGGAAGGTCACCGTCAAGGTCAAGCGGACTTTCGCTCCCAAGCGTGTTCTGGTCGGCCGGCAACAAGGCACCATCGCCAAGCCCCGCGGCATGAAGCCAGGAGCGCTGGCCACCAAGGCGGCGCGGAGCCGAGCCGCTTCGGCGGGGCGGAAGGGGGCCGCCGCGAAGAAGCCTGTTGGCTGGATGCAATCCCCAGAGGCCAGGAAGGATCGGGTTGATCCAATGTCAGCAGCGAACCGGAAGGACTACGCAAGGCGACTCCGAGCCGTGCCGAAAGCGGCGCAGAGGGCGATACAGGTTGAGCGCTCAGCACGCAAGCGGAAGTTTCTCGTTGCAGGAAACACAGCAGCACAGTTGACTAATCTTTCCGAAGGAAGGATGCAACTAATAGCCAATGTAGGCAAGCGCAAGAACAAATTAACGCCTGGCCAGATTGACGCGATCACTCGCACCATGAGCGAATCGGCAAGGCGCCTGAAAGTTGGCATGGCCATGGGCGGCAGGGGGCGCATGAAGTACAACCCCAAGGCCTTGCAGCTCGCGCCTAGCACTGCTGCCAGGAAGATCCGCGGGGCTCGCGTTGGTGGCACTGGGGTGGCAAAAGGCAAGCCCACTGGCAAGGCGGCAATCATTAGCCGAGAGCAGTTTGTTGGACGGCAGGGCTCTGGGACCACCTCAATGGGTGAGGCCATCGCCTCGGCTTCCCCCGGCGGACGCACCCGAATGAGCAAAAAGCAGGAGGGGCGCATGATCGCCACTGCAGAAAGGCAGATGTCAGCGATTAGAGCAAAGGATCAAAAGGCCGGCGCTTTGTATGACGCCTTGGCCAGGGCTGGCAGGGTCAAGCCACCCAGGGCCGAGAATCGCATTGCGAGGCTGACCAGGGCCGCGCAAGGCTACCCGGAGCTTGAAAGCGCAAAGGCGGCTCAGAGGTTGCTGGCCAAGCGGGCGGCCAAGCCCGCCGCGCCAAAGCGTGTCACGGCCGGCCGGCAACGGGGCACTATCGCAAAAACAACTCGCGCAGGGCTAAAACTTGGCAAAAATGCTGACGGCAGGTTTGCATGGTTTTCCCGCGATGGGAAGCAGCAAACGGGGGCGTACAAGACAAAGAATGAGGCGCAAAAAAGCCCAGAGATTCAAGCAAAAGAGCAGATTTTAAGGAATAAAAACAAAATACGCGCCAAGGGCACCACAAAAGCTAGAATGAGCCAGAAAGACTATCAAAACGCCGACAGCAAATGGGGAGGTCTTAGCGATAGCCAAATAGAAAAAATGATTCAACGCGATACGTCTGCCGCAAGGTCTCTACAGAATAATCGTGAGTTTACGGGTAACAACACGAGAAGGTACGGGCCCGCAATGGCCAATCAGGGCGCCGTGGAGGCGTTTGAATCCGCAAGGCAAGCCGGGCGGTACCTCTCGGAGCGCAGGGCTCGCA